GTCCAAACGCGGGAATTCGCGTAGGAGGGAACTTGCGTACATCTTCCCAATTATCGGAATAGTAATAACCCGTAATTTCGCCTTTTTCGTTACATTTTTCCGCACGTAATAAGTTAACGGGAATGTGGTAAACCTTTAATACTTTATCGTGCTTTTCGTTGTAGTGAACTTGCATTGCAAACTGCCCGAATAACTTTCTATCGAATACCATTTTACGCAAGCATTCCGCACTAAACAAGGTCATCATTTGGGCGTACTCGTTAGGCTTACGCGAAGCATCTAAGGCGCTTAAACCTTTGCCGTAAATTAAACGGCTTACGTTGTTTATTATCGCGCTATTTGTGGTGGATTTCGTGTACCTATCAATTAGGTAATTAAAGTAATTGTTATCTTCCCCAAATTCTACCCATGCATCGCGTTTAGATTCTTGGATAGTCGGTTGTTGGTATTCTGCTAATTGTAAAACGTGAACGTTATTCATACATTATAAAGTCGTTAGTTGTTTGGTTTGAAATGTACTCCCCGTCGTTAACCGAAAACGTGTCAATCGGTTGGTTAGTACAAAACATTCGTTCTTTTAATAGTAGGTTGCCTCCTCCGTCTTTAATTACCGCCCAATAAAAATGATTCTCCAAAGTTGGTAAAACCCCACTAAAGGAATGCACGTAATCGCCTGTAGTAAATAACCCCGCAACGGGTACGGTATCGTTTGTGTTTTCGTCCGTTAGTTCGAGCGTTACACCGCTTCCGAACCTAAGAATAAAGTTAAACGTTTGAGTTACGTTAGTTTGTTGAACTACTATCATATTAATATAACTCTTTAACGTGTTTTTTGTGCAATAAAAAAGGGGGCTATTAACCCCCCTCTTTACCTTTTTAGAACATCTTATGAATTAACTACCGTAGGGTTGCTAAGTAAAGCAACTAATTGCGCTTCGGTTGCCGCATCAAGGAAATTGGCAGGGGTTGCCTCTTGTCCTGTAAAAGTCAAAGAGTACCCGTTCATGTCACCTAACGCAGTCCCATTTGAAATAGTACCCGCAGTTACATCCATTCCTCGCAAAAGTCCTGCAATAAAATATTGCCCGTTGTTGTTTTCAACGATAATGTTAGGACGTCCGTAAGAAAGCAATTTAATTTGTTTGTGCGTAATCGCGTCTTGCTTTTTAAGCATAACGGTTAATACTTGCTCGAAGAAAGTAGTTCCGTTTTCGCGTGAACTTGTAATAGTTTGCTCGAAGGAGTTAGTTCCCTTAAGTTCAAACTTGTAAATAGAAGACAAAGCAGGCAAAGTAATTGCCGTAATTTGGTCTTCGTAACCTGCCGTAGTATCGTAGGTAATATCGGTTTCGTCGTAAAGCCCGTAGTTAAGAATGTAAAGGTTTTTTAACCCCCCTACAGCATCTTTACAAGGCTCAATTCTTCCGTGGCTAATGTCGCAGCTCATAATTTAAATTTTTTATTTGTTAAAAAAAAAGGGTGGCAGTTTTATCCACCACCCCGTTATATTTTAGTTATGTGGATTATCCGTAAACTACGATATCTTCGATAACTCCGTATTGCGCTCCCGCTGCATATCGCATGATAACACGTACGTTATCATCGCCCAAAGTAGCTGAAGTGTCAATTACTCTAACTTCTTGAGTGTCGCTCAAAAGTGAGCATCCAAAGTAAAGGTTAGAAGTAGTTGTAGCCATAGCGGTATTATTCGCAAGTCCGTTAGCCATAAAGATTGGAATACCATTAAAGCTAAGGTTTCCGTTAGTGTACCACATAGTCCCTTGAGCATTGATACCCGCGTTAGCAAGGGAACCTGAACCCGCAGTTCCAAAACCACCTAAAGCAGAAATATACGCTTTTACGAAGTTTTGAGAAAGGTAAATTTTCAAATCAGGCTTTCCGTACAAAGAAGCAGGAATAGCGTCTACAATAGCTTGTAATTCACCTACTACGTTCAAAGGAGTAATTGGAGAAGAAGGTACTAATTGACCCGCAGGCAATAAAGGGTCTACCAATGCGGTGGCGTACAACCCGTCAAATTGACCCGAAGTTGATGCAGAACCTTGCCAAATAGAAATTTCGTTAGCGGCTGCAACTTTTTCAGCAGCGTAAGCGATTAAATAATCAGCAAAAGATTTTGGTAAAGTGTCGAAAGAAGAGTAACCCATTTCGATAGATTGCCAAGTAGAATGGAACTCTTTTTTACAAAGTGTCATGTTTACTTGAAGGTCTTTAACTTCTAACACACGCTCGGTTAAGTTAACTGTTCCTGCGGTGTTATAGTCGCAAGTTGCATCCTGCAAAAAGTTAGTTGTCTCTAAACGTTGGATAACGCTTTTGAATTTTACGTTAGGCATAACGGTAACCCCTCCGCCTTCGATAGTTGGCGCGCTCAAAAGAGCCGCAGAAACGTACTTACCTGCCCACTGACCTGCGTACGTTGTTGTAATGTTTGGATTTGGCATTTTTTCTAATTTTTAGATTATTTATACATTTTATTCAAAACGGAATCCATAATTCCGCGTGGTGCTTTAGCGCCTATCTTAACGAAGTCCGCTTTAGCTTCATTTTCAGGGTTAAACGCGATAGGCTCGGGTGTTTCGCTAAGTTCGGTCGCTTCGGTTGCGGTCTCGTTAACTTTGGATAACTTTGCCAATTCTGCTTTTAACAATTCGTTTTCTTCTTTAAGTTTTTCCATTTCGCTAAAGAACGTTTCTTTAACTATAGATTCAATAGTTTTCTTTGGGGCAGATACGGGTGCGCTCATTTCTTCTTCGGGCATAGGCTCGGTTACTTCCTCTTTGGTTTCTTCTTCTACTTCCTCTACTTCTTCCTCTTTTTCTTTAACCTCGGAAATAATACCTTCTTCAACGATTACTAAAATACGTCCGTCTTCTAATTCGTATTCTCCAACGGGAACGGCTATCTTTTGTTCGTCTTCCGTTACGACAAAAACTTCTTTACCTGCTTCGAATGAATCCGCTTCGATTTTGGTTACTCCGTCGCCCATAAGCATTTGCTCTAACTTAATTTCTTTGCTAAGAAGGCTTTTAATGTGTTGTAAAAGTGTGCTATTTTTCATTTGTGTTTATTTATTTATTAAAATTTTCTAAATCGCAGCTATTTTAACCGCATTTGATTTACTATCTAATGAATCTTTTAATCCGAATTCAATTAATCCCTTAAGTTTGGTTATATCGTTAGGAAGTTGAACTCCTAATTCTTTAGACATTTTTTCTAATTGACTATATTTATCTAATGCTTTTTTATATTCATCTGCGGTTTTTTGAAATGAAGATTCCATTTTACTTGCAAAAGACATTAATTGGTCTGTGTTTGCTTTGTAAGATTTGTTAGCAGCATTGTATAAATTTTGCACGTCCTCAACTAAAGCCAACTCGACTTCGTGTTTACCTAACTCAACTTTGTTAGCTTGAATTTCGTCCGCTCGGTTAATTTTGTCTAAAATGTTTTTCATAACTTAATAACTTATTTGATTTTTGTTTGTTGCATTTTTATGGTAGTGGATTCCAATTTGGCGCGGGTGGTTGTGGTGGTGTAACATCCCCTCCTATACCTTGGTTTTGTAGTTCGCCTGTACAACATTTACGCCTGTATTTTCCGTCTTTACATAGGCAGGCTCTTTTACCACTTGTACGGCTTGCCCTTGGTTTATTTCCGTTTTCATTCATCCTTGACCTTTATTTAGTTTAACGTAATTCTTTGAACTCTTTAGTTTGCTCGTTTTACTTTTGGCGTGTACGTTAGGACGTTTAACCTTAGGTTTTGCAACGTGAACTTTAACGTTAGTTTGCTTTGCCATTTTTAATTTGTTCTAATTTACGTTGCGCCCATTCTATACCTTCATCGCCACCCCAAGCTAACCAAGCCAACCTACCGCATCCATCCCCTAACTCGCGTTTAGAGTGTTGTCGGTGGCGCTCAAAACTTGCCATTCGTGAAATCGTTTCTTCCGAAATCGGTTCTCCGTTAGCTAATTGGTTTGCCCGTGCTTTTCCTGTAGCCTCTAAGCAATCACCCCAACCATTTTCTTCTGCGTATCTAATCGCTATTTTAGCGTTTTCTATTGCGCCTTTTGGATAGTCCGTGTAAGATTCAAGTTCAACTCCTAACAACCTTTTGAGTTCGTTTATTACTTCGGTAGCTTCGGCTTCTTCTGCGCTCATTTCGAACTTATCCGCAAAGTAACCTTCGATAGAAAAGCCTTTTACTTTACCCTCTTTAACATCGTTCCAAATTTCCTCGTTATTTACTTTCATCGAAATCATCCAAGTTCCTTTAGGCAAGTCGAATCCGTATAGTTTGCTTTTGTCTTTTTCTTCGTCTTCGATTATCCAACTTTCTACAACGCTTAAACCTGTAACCTTTTTTTCGTGTTCGTAGGTTGCGTTATTTTGGTTTGAGTTGATTAAAAAAAGTTCGCTCGCTTTTCGAATCGTGTCCGCACTAAAGTAAATATAGTATTCTTCGTTCTTTGAATTTCTGCGGTAAATTTGTTTATTAGGTACTAAAGCCGCGCCCATTAGAATTCTCTTTTCGGAATCTACCTCCTTTAATTCGATTTCGTGTTTTTTTAAGGCTACAAAGTTTTCCTCGATAGCGGGCGAATGTACAACGCTTACCGCGTCTATTCCGCTCTGCGGGTCTTCATCGTCTATAATGAGTTCAATAATTCTCATAACTTAATAATTTTAATTTGCTTAAAGTGTTGCGTTTTGTATTCTGTTTCTATCCAAACTCTGAGCGCTTGTTACTTCGCCACTAACTACGAATGCTTGCGTGGGTTGTTGTTGAAGTTGGGCTAATTGGTTTAGTCCGTTATTTCCTACAACATTAAAGTTAGGGGCTTGCATTCCACCGCCTGCGGAAAGAGAACCACCACTAACACCGCCACCACCGCCACCACCACCCGAAGAACCTCCACCTTCGAATTTTTGAGCGCCAATTTTAGCGACATTAACTAAACCCGCTGCAACGGCTAACCCTGCTGCTATTCCACCTCGAACGGGTGAACTTGGGTCGGGTAATGGCAAGAATTGCGAACCATAGGCTGCGGTTGCATTCATATAAGTGTCGATTAAGGCGCTTGCCATTTGAGCGGCTTTCTTTACCTTGAATGCTTTACGTGCGCTTTCTATTCCTTTTTTTCCGAATAAGTCGGTAAGGTCTTGAATAATGGTTAAGCCTTGTTTTGCAAAACCTACATTTCTTTCAAGTTCTGCGCGTTTACGCTCTTCGTTTTCTTTGTCGTACTTTTGATTAATAGCGGCTACCTCCCTTCCTCTCATTTCGGCTATCGTTTTTTCGGCATCCGCGTTACCTTTAGCCATACGCTCCATTTCGGCGTATTTTTCGGAAATCAAATAAAGTTCTTTGTCTTGAGCGGTTAAACTTGCTTGGTAGTTTTCTTCCTCCATTCGCTCGATTTCCATATCAAATGCTAACTTTCTTTGCTTTTCATCGTCTTGCATTTTCTTTTGAAAATCCTCCGTACGTTTTTTTACTTCGGCTTGGTACTTTTCGTCAATCGCTAATAAATCTTTGTTTAAAAGTTCCTTAGCGTTTTTTAAAATATCTTTTTCCTGTTGGGTTAATTTATTATAAGCGTTAATTTGTAATTCTTCCGTTAATTTATTGTAAGTTTCACGGCTTATTTTTCCTTCTTTGTATTGGTTATCTAAAGCGGTTTGTTCTTCCTTTGTACGTTCTTTTAAAAAGTTGTCGCGGTAGTCGTTAAATTGGTCTTCGCGTAATGCTTTTTCTTTTTCTATTCCGTCTTGCATTAACGCCAACCTTTGGTTTTCTGCTTCTTCTTCTAATTTTGCAGCGTCTTCGTTTTGTTTTTGTAGGTTGGTTACGTAATCTTCGCGCTTTTTCTTAGCTGCTTCCCTCGCTTTTTCGGCGGCGGCTTGTGCTGCTTCTGCGGATTTCTTATTATTGTTTACTTCATTAATTAATAATTGGTTTTGTGCATCTTTGATTCCCTCGGTTAATTCAATGCGTTGTTTTTTTATATCTTCATATCTTTTAATTGATTCACTATCAGTACCTACCAATTTTTTTAAAGTGTTTACTGTTTGCTCGGAAGCCCGTATTTCTAACTCAATTTCTTTAAGTTTTTCCTTTTGATATTTAATCGATTCTTCAATTTTGAGTTTAGTTAGTTTTTTAGTATCCTTACCTTGCGCGTCCATTAAAGCAATTTCGCGCTCGTATTGTTTTTGGCTTGAGTTAAATTGCGCCTCCCTTGCGGCAGCTAATTCTTCACGTGCTTGTTTTTCTGCTTCTAAACGCTTCATTTCATTTTCGTGCGCTTCTTCGCCTGCAAAATCAGTAAAGCCTAAAAAGTCCCCAACCGCTTTTAAAGATTCAATAACGGGTTGTAGGGCATCTAACAATAAATCAAAGTTTGCGATTAGTAACCCAACCGCTACAATTATAGCACCTATTCCCGTACTAATTAAAGCAGCACGAAAAGCCTTTAACGCTCCACTTCCTGCGCCCACTACAAAATTATAGGCAGTTTGAACTCCCGTTAAAACTTTTTGCGCCAACGAAGTTTCTTTAATTCGACTATATAGGTTTTTCATCGAACGCCCCGCATCTTCTAACCCTTCTAAACCCTGCGCTAAAGCCATTGCGCTTTGAACTTTAAGCATAGTTTTTTGAACGTTTTCCGATTCCACACCGACTAAACCTAACCCGCCTTCTATAGCGCTAAAACCACTTGCGACCGCGGACATTGCTTTACCCATAGCGATAAAAGTACCTTCGCCCTTGTACGATTGTAGTAAATCGTTAGTATCTTCGATTTGGTCTTTTAATTCTGCGGCTCGTTTGGCTGCCTGTGCGGCTTCGGTAGACGTTTCCCCGTAAGCTGCCGCCATGTTTTGCAATTCTACAACCGCTTCTTTATATTGTTGTTTAAGCGTTTTAGTATTGTCTTTTATTTCGAGTTCAATCGTTCTTTTTTCTGCCATTTCTCTTTACTTTTATTTCGCGCATTCCTTGTTTCCAAAGCCCTTTAATGTCGTTATGTAGTTTATATTTCCCCTTTGCGATTTCGATAAATTCGTGTTTTCCTACGAACTCATCTACTTGTAATAATCCAATAATTTGTTTTATGTAACTCATCTTATAATTATAATTTGTCCGTTTCTAATTTCTCCGTTTGCGTATTCGTATTCAATGTCGATAAAAATAACATCGTTGCGCCCTTCTGTTTCTAAGGTGTATCCGTCTTCTGTTATTCTTGTATCGCTTTCCTCGGTTATCCGTGTCGCGGTATCTAAAGTCGGTAGGGTTATTTCTACACTTCTATCTTCCGTTATTTCGTCGGGTGTTATTACTACATCCGAATTTGTAGAAGTAAACCTAACCGAAGCCACAGAACCCGTTTTCGAAGTTACGTTAGGTAACGTAATAGGAACTACTACTACGTCTTTGTCGGGTGGTGGTTGCAAAATATAAACAGGGTTAACGGGCATAAAATCGTTAAGTAATTCGAACTCCGTTACGCCTGTAACTAAATTCGTTTTCATTTGATTTATTAAATACCTTTTATCCCTAATTACTACCCTATCGTTTAGTTGGATTCCTGTAAGTATTGAAACGGGTAAATTAGCTTTTACCGTTGTTAGCCTGTTTTTAGGGTTAAATAAGTTAGCTAAATACGGAAAATAATACGTTGCGAAAATACTTTGTTGTATAGGAGTAAGCCAATAAGAAGAAGTTTCGGGCGCAAAGTTTAACGAGTATTTAATTCCGTTATTTGTTAAATCCTGCCCGAACATTGTATAATCTAAATTCGTAAAGTGGTTAGTTCCATCCGTATAATGTACGTGCGTTGCTAGCGTAACACCTCCGTATTTGTACAATAATAAAGGCTTAGGAATATTAGGCGAAAACGAACTATCTAACGAGTAACCTACTTGCAAGTTCGTACCCGTAAATTTGTTAAATAGCATATTTTCAAACGGAACTTCTAAAGTAAATTCGCCTCCATCGTATGGGTATTGGTATTCCGTGTTCCCCCATTCTTTTAAGCCAACTTCAAAATATTTTTTATTCATAAAATTTTCCGAAGGCTGAAACTTAAAACCTATTTTTTTGTAAAGTTTTACGCGGTCTATTCCTATTTCGTCTTTGTCCGTAAATTCAGTAATGTCTATTACCGCTCCTGCTCCGTACCAATCCGCTAAAGGAACTATATTAAATGTGTTTGGCTTAGTGCCGTAGCAAGTTAGGTTAAATTGTTTAAGAATGCCCGAAATAAAATCCTGCACCTTCATAGTAGGCGCTAAGGTTTGTAAATCGCTAAAAGTAGTTAGGTTGTTTACATTTGTATCTATGGTAACAAAATCAGTAAAAAAGTTAGCCCCTATAAAATAACTTACCGAGTAGGTAATATCCAAGGTAATAGATACCGCCGCGCTCGCTCTTAATTTAAATTCGTAAACATCATATAAACCTTGTACATTTGGAATGTTAGTAATGCTTGCGTTTAAGGTAAATCCTTGACCTTGCGTAGTTTGATAAAGTGAACCATTTACGTAAGTATCTAAGTAATATATTACCGAAGGGTTAGAGTTACTAGCTACCGAAAAAGTTATGCCCATAAAAGAAGCGCCGTTTTGGTAGTAAACGTTTAATACGTTTTGCGTAAAATCAAAAACGTAAGGAGGCGAACTTGGGTTAAGGTTGTACGTACTTCCTCCCTGCGCTATTACTGAATTAAAGGTAACGTTTTGCGCTTGCCCGATAAAGTCGAAATCGTTTTTATTTTTGTACCATAGGTAAGCCTGCTTAAATCTATTGTCCGTTAAGAAACTTCCTGTAAACGTTACTCCGTATTGCGCTGCAATTAAATCGAAAATACTTTTAACTCTAACCGCAGGGAATAATTCGCGGTAATCTATGGCTCCTGCGTTGTTGCTTATGTTATTTGCCCCTGTATTCGAATACCAATTAGGAAAATTACCGCTTGGGTCTACCCCTTGGTATTGCCAAACTCGGTTTGAAGTTATTAGCGGGTAACATACGTCCCAATCAATAGTTGGGTTTGTTATGCGGTTGTATATTTCCGTGAACGAGTAATCGTGGTCAAGTGTGGAATGGTCTAAAACGCTTAGTAAGTCTTCGCCTACCAAATCTTTAAGCGTAGTAACTTCGCCGTAAAAAGTAATAGTATAGGAGTTAGGTTGTCCGTTTTTTAGTTGGCTCTTTTCCATTTGGATTTTTCCCCTTCTAAAAAAGGTCATATCTATTTCTATGTAACCTTCTAAACGTTCTTGGTAGTTAATAGAACTATTTAACGCGTTTTCATAGAAGTATTGCCAAATAGCGTTATTATTCGCGCTCGTAGGTATTGTAAAGGATTGCGAAAAATCGGTAAACGTTTTTGAAATGTCCTGTATGTTTTGAATAGTAGAAGTTACCTCTATACTTTCATCGTTGAATAAATCTAATTGCCTACCTTCTACAAAAATTCTAACTTGCCTTTTCATTAAATCACGTTGTTAATTAAATCGTAGCTTTCTTCGAACTCTAAAGTGTAATTTATTTTTTTGTTGTTTAGGTTCTTTTCTTTGTTAAAATCTTTTGTTTTCATTTTAACGGGTTTTCCGTCTAATAAAATTCGTTCGCTTAAAAGTAACTGCTGAAGATTTGAGTTAAAGGATTCGTCTACCCATCCCGTATTTACTCTATGGGTTATAATTCCGTTCGTGTTAAATACTTGTCGTTGGTTTAGGTTTGTGTCCCATTGTGCAGAAGCCCCTATTTTTTGCATTAAATTAAACTCGCTTGTGGTTGTGTTTAAACTTTCGTAGGAGGCTTTGAAAAAGAATTCACGTTGCCAAGTTCCGTACATATTGATAAAGTCCACTACTTGCACATCGTAGTAACATTCTTCTATGGGGTAAAACGTAGCCTCCCAAACTAAGTTAGAAAACGTATCGAATACCTCTACTTTATTACCCGTCAAATAATAAGGAGAATAAACGCGGTAAAGGTTGTAAATCCCGTCCGCAGTAATGTTATTCGTAAAACTTAATCCCGTTTGAAGTTGCGTATATTTTACGCTATACCCATTTTCTAAATAACTTACAAACGTTCCCGCTCTTTGCAAAGGGTTGGCAATAGGAATGTTATTCGCACCGCTCCAAAAATAATAATTCTTCGGCTCTAAATGAACTAAAAATAAATTGCTAGGATTAACCCCCTGTTGATAATATCCATAACCGTCGTAAGCATAAAAATTAAGCGTGTCAATTAGTACGTAAGTTCCTGCGATTAGGTAATATCTTTTAACGTCTACTAAAATGTATTCGTCTACGTTTAACAAAGCCGTGTTAGAACTAAAGTTGTTTTGAAAACTATCATGCTTTATATACTCCATCAAATAAGGAGAAATGTTATAAAGCGTTTGCGTATTGTTACTCGCGGGAATCAGTTTTTCGAGCGTGTAACTTGGTAACGTTGGCGGTGTTGTTCCGTCTTTATATATGTATAGTTCTATTTTACTTCCTGTTTGCCCTACTACGTCTATTTCCAAAATAAACGGGCTTCTAACGAATATTTCACTTATAGCCATAGTTCTTCATATTTTCTTTCATTATTGTATCGAATAGTTCTTCGGATTCCAACCCGTAAGCGTCTATCATTTCGTTTGGTAATGTTTTAAATGCCTGTTCAAATGGCTTGGTAAAAAACATACTAGGCTTTATTCCTTTTTGCCAAATAGAACGCGTAATTATAAATGCCGTAGCGTCGCTACTTAAAAACCTTCCTTTCTTGTCTCTAAATTGAATGCTACGATATTTAACCCATTTTTTTATTCCTTCGGTTAATCCACCTTTTTTACCTGAACCCGAACCAAACCTAAAGCTACTTAGGCTTCGCCCACTACTTACACCCTTTACCCCTTGGTCTTGATAAAACCCGTATTCTTCCATTTCAAAAAATAAACGAATAGAATTAGGCATAACCTTTACTTGGGCGTTTAAAGAATCTTTTAATTTTCCTGAAGCGGATTTTTGACGTAGGTTATTTTTCGCGTTTTTTATAACTATGTCGCGAAACTTTTCTAAGGCTTGTAATTGTAACTCCTTATCCATTTTAACAACGTGTCATATCATTTGGAAAATCTACGTCAAAGGTCATTGCCCACCCCGCTAGATAGTTTTCGAATCGCTCGGTAAAAGGTTCGCACGTAGGAGAGCCGTTAAGTTGGTAAAGGTTGTCCCAAATGTTTCCGTGTTTTAGCATTTCGAAGGCTCGGTTTAAGATTGCTAACTGAGTATTCAAAACGTCTATTTCGTTATCAGCAGTTTCGAACGTGTTAGGTGCTTCTTCTTTTCTTTGGCTTACGTTATCCATAGCAAGTAAAGTTACATTCGCGGTCATTACGTTATCATTAAACGTAACTTGATTAACCATTATATGAACTAACGGGAAAATCGTTTGTTTTCCTAAGTCAACGTTAAAAATCGAACCTTGCGAAACGGTGTTTACTAACGGGTCTGCGTTAAAGTGTGTTTTAAGTTGGTCTAATAAGGAGTAATAGCCATTCATATTTTAGGTTTTTTCATTTCCATTATTTCTATTTCTGTTTTTTCCTGTTCGAAGGTAAGATAGGTAAGACATTTAAATAATCCGTATTTTGTAACTTCGTCATATTTTGTAAGGTCTCCTTTAGCAAGTCCGTATATGCTTGAATACCAACCCCATTTTTTTCCAAACTGAGTTCTTGCGCTAAAGTCGCTTGTTCTTGAGTCATCTTCTTCGTTTCCGTTTTTAAATAGTTTAGGGTAGCGGTTAATAACTCGCTTCCTAAAGTCCAAAAAAAAACGCTTGCTCCTATTGCTATGTCCATAGGCGCGTACTTCATTGCTTCGCTGAATTCAGATGCTCCGTTATATTCTAAAATGTTATATTTTTCTTTTCGTGTTTCCGTAATGGGTCGGTACATTACTGCCATAGCTTTGTTATAATCGTCCCAATTAGATAGGTAATTGTCTAAATCCACGTATTCCCCAAAACTTATATTTTCTAAGTCGGGTATAAATCCGTATTCCATTCCGCCTATTTTGAAACGCGGTTGAAACTTTGGCTTAACTGAAAATATTTGGTCCC